CTTGCAAAACTTGCTGCTGGAAGAAAGTTATTAGGTGCTTCTAATAATAATGTAAGTGCTACTATAGTTGGTGTAGGTAATTCTATCAATAGAGTAGGTTTTACTACTTTTGGTGCAAGTTATAAATTAACCAATAATGTTGAGACTTATGCCATTACTGGTAAAGGTAGTGGATATAAAATTAATATTACTGAAGTTAATGATATTGGTGGTATTACAGGATTTACTACAGCAGGTAGTCTTACAAATTATTCTGGACTTGGTAATGGATATCAAATTGGTGATGTTTTAGGTATTGTAACTTCTACTGCAGGAAATCAAGGTAAAGATGCACAATTCGTTGTAACTGATATTGGTTCAGGTCTTGATACTGTATATCTTTCCAATATTCAAGGAACCAATGTTGCTAATTCTTTTGTAAAAGATGGTAATGTTAGATATGCAGATGGAACTACTCCTACAACACTATCAGGTAAAACATATTATAGTAATTTGGTTGTTGATGGTGCTCCATATGATGGAAAAACTCTTAGAATTAGTCAATTTGATCATGGTATGCATTCTAATAGTAATACTGTTCAATTGAAAGGTATTAAGAGTAATGTTGTTTCTACAGAATTAAGTAGCAATTTAACTTCAAGTGAAGTTGATACAATTAGTGTTGGATCTACCATACAATTTAATATGTTTGAGGGAATTGCTGTAGGAGCAGCGAACACTGGATATGTTAAAGTTGGTGGTGAAATTATTGGATACAAAGCAGTTGTAGCAGGAAATGCAGGTGCTGGAACATTAACCATTGATACAAATGGTAGAGGAATTGATAATACTATAGTTATAGGACATGATAGCACAACACCTGTAGAAAAATATGAACTTAATGGGGTTTCTCTAAGAAGAATTAATGGATCTCATGTGATTTCTAGTTATGATATAGATCTTGACAGTTATTATATTTCTATTGATAGGGAAACAAATGGTGCTGAGAGAAATACTGATGTAGCTACATCACCTCAATTATCATTTACGAATGAAGGATTCTTTGGTGGGGATGGAGGAACAGCTTCTAGAAATATACAATTTGAATCTTTAGTACCAAATTATGATTTATTTTCACCCACATCAAAAACACAAGTTTCTGCTTCTATTAGAACTGTAAGTGGAACTAGTATTGGTGGAAATGAAACTTCCTTTATTGATCAAGGATATGAACCAGTACAGTTAAATGTATTGAATGAATTATCTACACCAAGAATTGTATGTTCTAAGGTAAATGAGACAACATATTTAACAAATATGTCTAGGAATAAGTCATTTACTACAGCAATAACTTTTGAGACAACAAATGAATCTATTTCTCCAGTAATATATCTTGATTCTACATTTACTGAATTTAGAAGTAATAGATTAAATAATCCAGTTTCTAATTATGCAGATAATGCTTTAGTTGGTTCTAGATTCTTTGATCCACATACTGCAATTTATGTTTCTGATAAAGTTATGTTAAACAATCCTGCTGATGGATTAAAGGTAATACTCACTGCCTATAGACATACATCTGCAGATTTTAGAGTTTTATATTCTTTAGTTAGATCTGAATCAGATTCTGAAAGTGAAAATTTTGATTTATTCCCTGGATATGATAATTTAAATGATACTACTGGTGATGGATTTGGAGATAGAGTAGTAGATGCTGCTAAGAATGATGGTAAACCTGATGCTTTTGTTAGAGGAAGTTCGGATGACCAGTATTTGGAATATCAATTTACTGCTGATAATTTAGGATTCTTCATAGGTTATAGAATTAAGATTGTTATGTCTGGAACTAATCAGGCATATCCAGTTAAGATTAAAGATTTACGTACTATTGCTCTTAAATGATTAAAGTCGAAGGTTACTCACATCTATACCGTGATGAGAAGACTGGAGCTATAATCAACAATGATACTACTGGATATCGTTCACGATTAAAAGCAATACAGTCTTCTGATAAACAAGAAAATGAATTGAAGAAAATGAGAGAAGATATTGATGAATTGAAAGATTTACTTAAAGCACTCTTAAAATCAACTAAATAGAAAGTAGGGTTTCTATAAAATAAATGTCAGCGATATATGCAACCAATCTTGTAATTAATACAGGAACTAATTTTTCACAAACATTTAATTTATCTTCGAGTGAAAATAATGCAGCATTTGATTTGACTGGATATACCCCTACTTCTCAAATTAGAAAGTGGCCTGGAGCTACTGGTGTGACTACTTTTACTGCTGAAATAGGAGATCCAGCCACTGCAGGTACGATTATTCTTAGTTTGACATCAGAACAGACAGCATCTTTAAAAGCTGGTAGGCATGTTTATGATATTGTAATAACTGCAGGTTCTCAAAAACAAAGAGTTGTTGAGGGGAGTGTTCTTGTGAGGGAGGGAGTTACACGATAATGGCTGTTAATGTAAAAACCAATAGTAATACTATTAATGTTAGAGTAGGGCAAACTGATGCTGTAAAGGTATTATCTAGTGCTGCTGGTGGTGCAACATTTTCAGAAACAGCAAGAAACGTTATAGGTGGTATTGCATCGGTAACACAATTAAATGTATCTGGTGTTACTACATTAGGTATTACCTCAATAACAGATACTTTATACGTAGCAGGAATAACGACAGTTGCTGCTCTTGGTGGAATTACCACTACTGGCGGTGATCTTTTTATAGGTGGTGCATTAAATACCAATGATCTTAGTGTTGCTGGTGTTGCAACTTTTGGTACCACAAGTGTTGTTATAGATGGTGATAATGATTTAATTAATGTTGGTGTTGCTTTAACACTTGGTAGTGCAGAGGGTGTATTAACTCCATCTCTTGTTGTTAGTGGAATAACTACGTTTAATCAGGATGTAAATTTTCCCGGTGCTGCATATAATATACATTGGGATCAACCAACAAGTAAGTTTAAGTTTGATGATAGTGCTCAATTAGTATTTGGGAGTGCATCAGGCGGTGATATGAAACTATTCCACCAGAGTGGAAATAGTACTATAAGAAATGAAACAGGACAATTTAGAATTGCTGGTAATGATATAAGAATACAAACTCAAAATCATAGTGAGGATTATATTCTTTGTACTGATGGTGGAGCCGTACAAATATTCTTTAATGATAATGAGAAATTTGCCACTACTGGACTTGGTGTTACTGTATTTGGAACCACTCAAACTCAATCTTTAAATGTAACAGGACTTTCTACATTTGCTGGTATTGTAACAACAACTGGTGACATGTATGTTGGTGGTGATTTATATGTATTAGATGATTTAGTACTTGATGAAATAAATGCCAGAAATCTAAATATCACAGGGGTATCTACATTTGTAGGAGATGCTAAATTTGATAGTAATGTTACTATAGGTGGAACATTAACTTATGAAGATGTCACTAATGTTGATTCAATTGGTATTATTACTGCTGGAAGAGGATTTAGAGCTACTACAGGTGGTTTAATCATAACCGCAGGAGTTTCTACTTTTGGAGCAATAGCAACATTTACAGAATATGTTTATGCTAACAAAACAGTATCTACTGAACAAGGGTTCAGAGCTATTGCTGGTGGATTGATAGTTACTGCAGGAGTTTCTACTTTTAGTGCTATAGCTACATTTACTTCAGATGCATTTGTTGATGGAACTTTAACTGCAGGTCTAATAGACGGAGGATCTTATTAAAATGGCAAAACCGACCACAAGACAAGAATTAATAGACTATTGTTTAAGAAAACTTGGTGCTCCTGTATTGGAAATAAACGTTGATGATGATCAAGTATCTGATTTAGTTGATGATGCTCTTCAACTCTTCAATGAGCGTCATTTTGATGGTGTTGAAAGAATGTATTTAAAATATAAATTAACTCAAGATGATATTGATAGAGGAAGGGCATCGGGTACATCTGGAGTTGGTATTGTAACTACTACCGCAGAATCAACATCTGTTAGTGGTTTAGGTACTGTTACTTCTAATTGGTATGAAAATTCTAATTTTATTCAAGTTCCAGACTCTGTTTATGGTGTAGAAAAGGTATTTAGATTTGATAATAGTACAATATCATCTGGAATGTTTAGTATTAAGTATCAGTTGTTTTTAAATGATTTGTATCAATTTAATTCAATTGATTTACTTCAATATTCTATGGTAAAAACATATCTGGAAGATATTGAATTCTTATTAACCACAGATAAACAAATTAGATATAATCAAAGACAAGATAGATTATATTTAGATATTGATTGGGGAGCAGAGGAAGCTGGTACTTATCTGGTTCTTGATTGTTATAGAGCATTGGATCCTGCAACATTTGCTGGAGTTTATAATGATAGTTTCCTTAAGAGATATCTTACTTCATTGATTAAAAAACAATGGGGACAAAATTTAATCAAATTTAGAGGAGTTAAACTTCCTGGTGGTTTGGAGTTAAATGGTAGAGAAATTTATGATGATGCAGAAAGAGAACTAGAAGCAATTCGTGAAAAAATGAGTTCTGAATATGAAGTACCACCTCTTGATCTTATAGGTTAATAATAATGGCATTAAATCCCTTCTTTCTTCAAGGTTCTCAAGGTGAGCAAAGACTTGTTCAAGATTTAATTAATGAACAGTTACAGATTTTTGGTGTTGAAGTAAAATATCTACCAAGAAAAATAGTTAATACTGATAATATCTTTAGAGAAGTAGAATCATCAAAGTTTGATGATAACTTTGCTATTGAAGCATATGTTAATACCTATGAGGGATATACAGGTGCTGGTGATATTATGACTAAATTTGGTATGAGTTTAAAGGATGAATTAACTGTTACCATATCTAAAGAAAGATGGGAAGATTTTATTGGGGCATTTTTACAAGATATGCCTGATAGTGAAATCAATGTAGATACTAGGCCAAGAGAAGGAGATTTAATATATTTTCCATTAGGTAGAAGAATTTTTGAGATTAAATTTGTAGAGCACGAAAAACCTTTCTATCAGTTAGGTAAAAATTACGTTTATCAACTACAATGTGAATTATATGAACTTGAAGATGATATTGGTGGATGGGATCAAACTAGCTTGGGAACCGAAGAGATTGATAATACTTTGGTTGATTATGGATATATTACATCATTAAAACTTATTAGTGTTGGGTCTTTAGCTACTTTAGGTGTAACCACTACTACAGGATATATTAGAAATATTTTCCTCAATAATGATGGTTATGAATATACGGAAGTACCTTATGTTGCAATTGGTACTGCACCAAATGGAGGAACAGATGCTACTGCTGTTGCTATAACCACATCAGTAAATAATGTTTATTCTGTTAAAGAAATCTTATTAACAAATACTGGTGCTGGTTATACTGTGACTCCAACTGTAACCATAGTTAGTGCTGCAACAACTGCAACTAATGGTGTTACCACTTATCATGGAGTTGGTGCAGCAGCAACTGCAAATCTTGTTACAGATTCTACTGGAATTGGAAATGTAACAATTACTGGTGGTAATACTGGATATCCAACATCACCAACTCTTTATTTTAATACTCCAACATCTGGTATTGGTACTGCTACAGGAAGAGTTCTTATTAATACTACTACTAATACAATATCTCAAATTCTTATTTCAGATGCTGGTATTGGATATACAAGTGGAACTGGAATTGCAACAGTTTCTCCACCACCAATATTGACTGGTATTGGGACTTATCAATTTAATGAGTTGGTTACAGGTTCTGAAAGTGGTGCTAGAGGTAGAGTTAAAACGTGGGATGCACCTAATAACACCCTCAAACTTGGAACAACAGATGGTACATTTTTAGCAGGTGATATTGCTATTGGTGCTACTTCTGGAGCTAAATTTACAGTTGATGAAATTGAGTCAGCAGAGTTTGCTGATAAATATGATCAGAGCGACACAATTGAAAGTCAAGCAGATGCAATTCTTGACTTCACTGAATCAAATCCATTTGGACAAGTATAATGTTAGGAACTTATTATTACCACGAAATTATTAGAAAAACCATAGTATCTTTTGGTACTATATTCAATGGTATATCAATTAAACATAAGGATGGTTCTGGAGATGACTTCAGTGAAATAAAAGTTCCATTGTCTTATGGCCCTGCTCAAAAATTTCTTGCTAGATTAGAGCAACAAGCAGATTTAAATAAACCAGTTCAAATATCACTTCCTAGAATGTCGTTTGAAATGAATAATGTTGCTTACGATCCTTCTAGAAAAACAGGAGTGACTCAGACATTTAAGACTTCTGATGGAACTAATATGAAAAAGGTTTATATGCCTGTTCCTTATAATATTGGATTTGAATTGAGTATATTCTCAAAGTTAAATGATGATGCATTACAAATTGTAGAACAGATATTACCATATTTCCAACCTTCATTTAATCTAACAGTAGATTTAGTTAGTTCTATTGGTGAAAAAAGAGATGTTCCTGTTATACTGGATAATGTAGGATTTCAAGATGATTATGAAGGAGATTTTTCAACCAGAAGAGCATTAATTTATACTTTAAATTTTACGGCAAAAACATATCTATTCGGTCCTATTGCTGAAACTACTAGTGGACTTATTAAGAAAGTTCAAACCGATTTATATTCTGATACTAATACTAAGAAGGCTAGTCGTGAAATGAGGTATACTGCGGTTCCAGATCCAATAGATGCTGGACCTGCTGATGATTTTGGATTTACTGATTCTTGGCAAGATTTTTCTGATGGTAAAGATTACAGTCCAACTAGAAAAGAGGATATTTAAATTATGTCTAGTTATGATCCTATTGACGAAGCACTTAACACCTCCAGTAGTATTGAAGTATCGGATACTCCTGAGAATGGGTGTGTAAAAAGGAAAGATAAATTAAGAGATGTTAGTAAAGAAGTTCAACAAGATTATGATTATACTCGTTCTAATTTATATTCATTAATTGAAAAGGGGCAAGAGTCCCTTAATGGTATTATGGAACTTGCGGGTGAAAGTGCAAGTCCAAGAGCATATGAAGTTGCAGGTCAGATTATCAAATCAGTTGCTGATACTACTGATAAGTTGATGGAACTTCAGAAGAAGGTTAAAGAGATTGATGAAGATAATCATAAAACAACCAATAATGTTACTAACAATGCAGTATTTGTTGGTTCTACATCAGAACTATCTAAAATGTTAAAACAAGGGTTTAAAGGATAATCATGCCTGTTGATAATGATGTGTATTTGGGTAATCCCAACCTGAAGAAGGCAAATACACAAATTGAATATACCGAAGAGCAAATTATAGAATTCCTTAAATGTAAGGAAGACCCTGTATATTTTGCGAATAATTATATGAAGATTGTTTCTCTTGATGAAGGTTTGGTTCAGTTTAAACCATATGATTTCCAAGAGAAATTAATAGAAAGATTTCATGATAATAGATTTAATATTTGTAAAATGCCTAGACAGACTGGTAAGTCTACTACGTCTGTAGCATATCTTTTACATTATGTTGTATTTAATGATAGTGTTAATGTAGGTATTCTTGCAAACAAGGCTGCAACTGCTAGAGATTTATTAGGTAGATTACAAACAGCATATGAAAATTTGCCTAAATGGATGCAACAAGGTATAATTGCTTGGAATAAAGGTAGTTTAGAACTGGAGAATGGATCAAAGATACTGGCTGCTTCTACGTCTGCAAGTGCTGTCCGAGGTATGTCGTTTAACATCCTCTTCCTCGACGAGTTCGCTTTTGTCCCAAATCATATCGCAGAAGATTTCTTTAGTTCCGTTTATCCTACTATTACTTCTGGTAAAACAACGAAAGTAATAATGGTTTCAACCCCAAGGGGTATGAACCATTTCTATAGGTATTGGCACGATGCTGAAAGAAGTAAGAATGAATATGTGCCTACTGACGTTCATTGGTCACAGGTTCCTGGTAGAGATGCTGAATGGAAAAGGCAGACTATTGCTAACACATCAGAACAGCAATTTAAAATTGAGTTTGAATGTGAGTTCTTAGGTTCTGTTAATACACTTATTAGTGCTACAAAACTTAGAAATCTTGTATATGAAGAACCACTTAAAAGAAATGCTGGATTAGATATTTTCCAAGAACCAGTTAAAGAACATAATTACATAGTTACAGTTGATGTTGCTAGAGGATTGGGTAATGATTATTCTGCGTTTATAGTTTTCGATACCACAGAGTTTCCTTATAATGTAGTTGCGAAATATAGGAATAATGAAATAAAACCAATGCTATTCCCCAATATCATACATGATATTGCTAAGGCATATAACCAAGCATTTGTATTAATCGAAGTTAATGATATTGGAGATCAAGTAGCAAGTATTCTTCAATATGATTTGGAATATGATAATATTCTTATGGCTACAATGAGAGGAAGAAATGGTCAGATTGTAGGACAAGGATTCTCTGGTAAAAAAACACAACTTGGTGTAAGGATGACTGCTGCTGTTAAGAAGTTGGGTTGTTCAAATCTTAAGACTCTACTTGAGGATGATAAACTTCTTACTTGTGATTATGATATTATCTCAGAGTTAACAACATTTGCACAAAGAGCAAACTCTTTTGAAGCAGAAGAAGGGTGTAATGATGATTTGGCAATGTGCCTTGTTATATTTGCTTGGTTGGTATGTCAGGATTACTTCAAGGAGATGTCCGACCAAGATGTTCGTAAGAGAATATATGACGAACAGAAAAATCAGATAGAACAAGATATGGCACCATTTGGGTTTATATCAGATGGATTTGAAGATATGGAAAGTTTTGTTGATGATGAAGGAGATAGATGGAGTAAAGCAGATAATACTGCTGAAGATTGGAATGTTGATGAATATGGAGATAGGTCATACATGTGGGACTACATGTAAAAGTGTATGTAAATAAGAGAAATAATAAATATTTGTAGATAAATTTGGACTGCGAGGGGAAATTAAGATGCCGCTAAATCTAGCATCTCCTGGAATTCTGGTAAGAGAAGTTGACTTAACTCTTGGGAGAATTGATCCTACAACGGATAAAATAGGTGGTATAGTTGGACCTTTTGCACAAGGCCCAGTTGGAACACCAACACTCATTACTAATGAGAATAATTTACTCAATACATTTGGGGAACCATATAGTGTAGATAAGCACTATGAGACATGGTATAGTGCATCAGCATATCTTGCATATGGTGGACAATTAAGTGTTGTTAGGGCAGATGATGAGAAACTTAAGAACTCATTCTTCGGATCAGGTTCTGCACCAAAAATTAAGAGTGTAGACCATTATGAAGAATTAGGATATGATGAAAATGTACTTGACGGAGTAACTGTTGCTTCTAAAAACCCTGGAAGTTGGGCTAACGGAATTAGAATTGGAATTATTGATGGTCGAGCAGACCAGATAATATCAATATCCGATGCTTCTGGTCTTAGTCTTGGTGATGCAGTATCTCAAGCAGCTACAGATGCTAATGGTAATCCTATTGTAGTTTCTACAAGTGCTGGTTCAACAGAAGCACTTGATGGAACCTTTAAAGGTATTGTTACAGGAATTGATACTACATCTACTCCGAATACAGTAGATGTTAAGTTTATTTCTCACGTTACTGCTGCAAGTACTGAAACCGCACAAGATTATAATAAAACATATAAATTTGTTGCTAAATCTGATGGAACTGTAGCAATTGATTTCCCTAACAGTGGTGCTGGAACAACTTCTGCTGATATTACAAGGGGTGCTTTAGGTTCAACCGCAACTACTCATGCTTCTGGAGTTGTAATTAATTCATACTACTTGAATTCAACTGCAGCGTTAGACCAAGAAGGTGGAACTAGTTTACTTGCTTCAGATATTGCTATTGGTATTGCTACTGCTGGTATTAGCACTGGTTCTACTAAGTTCCTTGGAATCGGTAATGAAATTATAGGTCTTGCTACTGCCTCTATAGTACGAGGAGGATTGAGTAATGTATTAAGAGCTGCTGAAGGAACAAGTGCTGCAGAACATGCAGAAGGTTCTACTATATCACAATATACTAAAACAGTAGGTCTTGGTACTGTTACCACAGCAATTAGTGCTAGTGCTACTAATATTGGTATTACAACCACTGATCCTACTATAACTGACGTTATTAATGCTGGTGGTTTAATTAAAGTCGCTAATGAATTTGCTTCAGTTACTACTTTCCTTAATGGAGCAAAGTTAGAAACTAATGCTACACGTGCAATAGATTGGTTCGATCAACAGACACTTGAAACTTCAACTAGTTCTACAAATGCTGGTTTCACAACTGCTAGTGTAAAGTGGAATAGTGTTGCTGAAAAACCAGGAACATCTGAATTTGCTGCTTCAAGAGGAGCAAGATTTGATGAAGTTCATGTTGTTGTAATCGATTCTGAAGGTAAGATTACTGATAATGCTGGAACTATTTTAGAGAAGCATTTAAATCTTTCTAAAGCAAAAAATGCAGAGTTCTCTGTTGGTTCTAGTTCTTACTGGAGAAAATATCTTGAAACTACTTCAGAGTATATCTTTGGTTTAGACGAACCTACAGGAGTTACAACTACTGGATTTGTAGGAGCAACCAATGTTCCATTTGCTGATGGTAATTGGAATCAAGATGCTGATGGAATTATATTCAACTCTATCGGAACTGTTAATAAGAAACTAGCAGGTGGATTAAACTATTCTGGTATTGCTACTATAACAGAGACTGGAGCACTTGATTCTGGTTTAGGTGATATCGTTGGTGCTAATGGTTATGGATTATTTGAGAATGATGCAGTTGATGTAGATTTCCTCATTCAGGGATCATCAAAAGGTGATATCTATACTACACGAGCACTTGCTACTAAACTGATTGCTGTTGCAGAGAAAAGAAAGGATGCTATTGCGTTTATCTCTCCTCATAGGTCATCAATGATTTCTGATACCACAGATCAAACTAAGGTAACTATATTAGATCCTGAAACAATTACTGATAACGTAATTGAGTTCTTTGATCCTATAACATCTTCATCATATGCTGTATTCGACAGTGGATATAAGTATATGTACGATAGATTTGCTGATACATTTAGATACATTCCACTAAATGCTGATATTGCTGGAACTTGTGCTAGAACTGATATTAATCAGTTCCCTTGGTTCTCACCAGCAGGAACAGCAAGAGGAACAATTCTGAATGCTATTAAACTTGCTTATAACCCAACTCAGTTACAAAGAGACAGGTTATATTCTTCAAGAGTTAACCCTGTCGTGTTCCAACCAGGAAGCGGAATACTTCTGTTTGGTGATAAGACTGGATTTGCTAAGGCATCTGCATTTGATAGAATCAATGTTAGAAGATTGTTCATCTTCCTTGAAGATGCAATTTCTGCCGCCGCAAGAGATCAACTCTTTGAATTCAACGATGAGATTACAAGAACTAACTTTGTAAACATTGTTGAACCATTCCTCCGTGACGTTCAGGCTAAACGAGGTATTACTGATTATGTTGTTATTTGTGATGAAACAAATAACACTGCTGCAATTATCGATGCAAATGAGTTTGTTGCAGATATATACATTAAGCCTGCAAGGTCAATTAACTTCATTGGTCTAACATTTGTCGCCACCAGAACTGGTGTTGCTTTTGAAGAAGTTATCGGTAACGTTTAATAGAGGTTTAAAGAACAATGTCAAATCGCCCATCACAAAACACTCTTCCGTTAAGAACGATTAGTGATTTTAAGAGTAGACTAACTGGTGGTGGTGCTAGGCCGAATCTCTTTGAGGTTGAACTAGCATTCCCCAACGAAGTAAAACCAGTAGACCAGAATATTGTATTAACAAAATCCAGATTTTTGGTGAAGGCAGCAGCACTTCCTTCATCAACAGTTGCTCCAATCGAAATACCGTTTAGGGGCAGGATTTTAAAAATTGCAGGTGATAGAACCTTCGAAACATGGACAATCACAGTTCTTAATGACACTGATTTCGTCATTAGGTCTGCGTTTGAAAAATGGATGAATACTATTAACAAGTTGGATGATGGAACAGGTCTTCAAAGTCCTGCCGATTATCAAGCAGATCCTACTGTTCATCAATTGGATCGTGACGGTGGAATACTCAGATCTTACAAGTTCCATGATGTTTGGCCAAGTAATATTTCCACAATTGATATGAACTATGAGACAACAGATACTCTAGAAGAGTTTACTGTTGAAATGCAAGTTCATTATTGGGAAGCAATTAAAGGCACATCTGCTACAGCTGGTGGTGAAGATATCCGCTAAATAGTGTTATAATAGGTAAAAAGATTATACTATGGCCAGACTTTTTGGTTTTTCAATTGGTGAGAAGGAAAAAAAATCACCTTCAATAGTCTCCCCTGTTCCTCAAAATAATGAGGACGGGGTTGATAATTATATTGCAAGTTCCTTTTATGGTTCTTATGTCGATATTGAAGGTGTATATAGAACTGAAACGGATTTAATAAAAAGATATCGTGAAATGGCACTTCACCCAGAGTGTGATGGTGCTATAGAAGATGTTATTAATGAAGCAATTGTAAGTGACCTATATGATTCACCAATTGAAATTGAATTATCAAACTTAAATGCAAGTGATAAATTAAAAAAAGCAATTAGAGAAGAATTTAGAAATATTAAAGAGATATTAGATTTTGATAAAAAATCACATGAGATACTGAGAAATTGGTATGTTGATGGAAGGATTTATTATTTTAAAGTCATTGATGTAAAAAAACCTGAAGAAGGTATTCAAGATTTAAGATATATCGACCCAATGAAAATTCGGTATATTAGACAGGAGAAGAAGAAAAATAAAAATGACTACATGAATATTAAACAAAATAGTCTGGGGGATGATACTAAAGTAGTAACTCCAGAAATTGAAGAATATTTCATGTATACACCAAAACCAAGTTATCCATCAGGAATGGTGAGTGGTAGTGGAGCAAAGGGTATTAAAATTGCTAAAGATTCTATTACTTATGTAACTTCTGGTTTGGTAGATAGAAACAAAGGAACCGTTCTTTCATATCTTCATAAAGCAATTAAGGCACTTAATCAATTAAGAATGATTGAGGATAGTCTTGTTATTTACAGATTATCAAGAGCACCAGAAAGAAGAATTTTCTATATTGATGTTGGTAATCTTCCAAAGGTTAAGGCTGAACAATACCTCAGAGAGGTAATGAGTCGCTATAGAAATAAGTTAGTATATGATGCTAACACTGGTGAAGTTAGAGATGATCGTAAGTTCATGTCTATGATGGAAGATTTCTGGTTACCACGTAGAGAAGGTGGTAGAGGAACAGAAATTACAACACTTCCTGGTGGACAAAACCTTGGAGAACTCTCTGATATTGAATATTTCCAGAAGAAACTTTATAGAGCACTTGGTGTTCCTGAATCAAGAATTGCTTCTGATGGTGGATTTAACTTAGGTCGTTCATCTGAAATACTTAGAGATGAACTTAAGTTTGCTAAGTTTGTTGGACGTTTGAGAAAGAGATTTGCTCATATGTTTACAGATATGCTTAAGACTCAATTAATTCTTAAGAATATTGTAACTCCAGAAGATTGGGAAACAATCAGTGAGCATATTCAATACGATTTCTTATATGATAATCAATTTGCAGAACTCAAAGAAACTGAATTATTGGAAGGAAGATTAACCTCCCTTGCTACGATTGAACCATATATTGGAAAATATTATTCTAATGAGTGGGTTCGTCGAAATGTTTTACGTCAAACAGACAGTGAAATGATTGAAATGGATGAGCAGATTGAGAAGGAAATTGAAGATGGTATTATTCCAGATCCAGCAGCAATTGATCCTATAACTGGTGAACCATTACCTGATGAAGGTGATATGGGAATGATGGATATGCCATTAGAAGCTGATGGTGCTATAACTAATGGCCAGTTAGGAAAAGACACTAAGAAAGCGGAGATATAAATAAAGAATAGGATTATATTTATTTTTCAATGGAAGAAATTGTTAATTTGATAGCCAATGATGCTTCTGCATCTGATGTCAGTGATAAGATGAAGGATATGTTGTTTGCAAAAGCAGCAGAAAAGATAGATGCTCAGAAACCATCTATAGCTCTTTCTATGTTTAATACTAACCAACCAGAACCAGAACCAGAAGAGGAGGAATAATGAACATATTACTTAAAGGAAGTGAGGCAACTGTACCTTTAGTAGCTGCAGCATCCAGTTTTAGTGAGGCAACTGTTGTTCGTCTTGCTAATCCAAGCACTACTGATCGTGTGATTACTGTTACTGAGACTAGAGGTGGATCTACTGTTGGCACCTTCACTCTTTTGGCAGACTCTACCGAATTTTTAGAAAAAGAACCTACCCATGTAGTTTACGTTGCTGGAGGCACTGATTGCTTGGGTACTAAAGTAGGATTTACAAACTAAGAAAATGAAACTCATTACAGAAGAAATTTCAAGCGTCAAGTTTATCACCGAAGGAAAAGGTGCTAAAAAGAAATTATATATTGAGGGAGTTTTCTTACAAGGAAACCTCAAAAATCGTAATGGAAGAATGTACCCTGTAGATACTCTTGCAAAAGAAGTTGGTAGATATAATGAGTCTTTTGTTGCAAAGGGACGTGCTCTTGGAGAACTTGGACATCCAGATGGCCCAACTGTAAATCTTGATAGAGTTTCTCATAAGATTACTTCACTAAGACAAGAAGGTAATAACTTTATTGGTAAGGCACAACTTCTTGAAACACCTATGGGTAAGATTGCAAAATCTCTTATTGCCGAAGGTGTTACACTTGGAGTTTCTTCACGTGGAATAGGAACATTAAAAGAAGATCGTGATGGTATTAAAGTTGTTGGTGAAGATTTTCAGTTAGCAACTGCTGCTGATATTGTTGCTGATCCTAGTGCTCCTGATGCTTTTGTTAATGGCATCATGGAAGGTAAAGAATGGGTTTGGGAAGGTGGGAACCTTCGTGAACAGTTTGTTGAAGAAACCAAAAAGAGAATTAACACATTAGTTGATCAAAAAGCACTTGAAGAGCATAAGATAAATCTGTTTAACGATTTCTTATCAAATCTTTAAGTTCTATAAATAAATATAGATTTATTTAAAAATATCTAAACAAATGCCCGTTGGTAACGAATTACAAGAAATGGAAAACGTAGTAAACAAAAATGCTGCTGCTGCTGAACCAATGCATAAAGGCCCTCAAGAGAACACTCCTGGTAGTGCAACTCCTGGCCAAGCTGCGGTAGAAGACTTAGGTGGCCCTACACCAGAAAACTATAAGGTTGATGACAATTCAGCTAAACTAGCAACTCCTGGTAAGACCCTCAAACAAGTTAGGGACGTAATTAATAGTAAAGCAGGTAAGGCAGATCCAATGCCTACAATGTCTGGTGCTGTTAAGAAAGAAGAGGCAGAGAAACCTGAAGATCAGGTTGTATCTGAAGAGGAAACTACCGAAGAGGAAATCGTTGCCGAAGAGCCTACTACTGAAGAAGAAGTAGTTTCTGAAGAAGAAACTTCTGAAGAGGAAGTTGTTGCTGAAGATGCATTAGAAGTTAATGTTGATGAAGACATTAATGCTCTTATTGCTGGCGAAGAACTTTCTGAAGAGTTCCAAAACAGGGCAAGAACAATTTTTGAAACCGCAATCAAGTCCAAGGTTTCAGAAATCAAAGAAGAACTTAAGAAAGAGTATGAGCAATCATTAGTTGAAGAAGTTTCTACTATTAAGGAAGAAATTACTGAAAGAACTGATGCTTATCTCGAATATGTTGCTGACGAGTGGATCGAAGAGAATACACTTGCAATCGAGCATGGACTTAAGACAGAATTGACCGACTCATTCCTTAAAGGTATGAAGGGTCTTTTTGAAGATCATTATGTAACAATCCCTGAAGAAAAATATGATGTTCTCACCAATATGGTGGAAAAACTAGATGAAATGGAAAATAAACTCAACGAGCAAATTAATAAAAATGTTGCTCTTAATAAGAGATTAGCTGAGTCTTCTGCAGACGTAATTTTTGCAGACGTATGTGAAGGTCTTGCACTTTCACAGAAAGAAAAACTTACTACTCTTGCGGAAAATGTTGAGTTTGGAAGTGAAGAAGACTATCGTGAGAAACTAGTTCAATTGAAGGAATCTTATTTCCCATCAAAAACTAGTGCTCCAAGCAACTCAAAAACAGAGACAATCTCTGAGGGAACTGAGGCACCTAAAGCAGCACCTTCTGGCTTAATGGAAAGTTACCTTGAGACTTTGACTAGAGTTTCTAAAAAGTGATTATTTAAATCATAAATTCAAACTTAATTTTCAATAGAGGAAATCAAATGCAAATGTTCAATGCTGAACAACTGCAAGAGAAGTGGGCTCCTATCCTAGACCATGATGGTATGGATAGCATCAAAGATAATCATCGTCGTATGGTTACTGCCGTTCTCTTGGAGAACCAAGAAAAGACTTTAAAAGAGGAGCAAGAGTTCCTTGGAGAAGCAGCACCAACTAACTCAACAGGTGCTAATATCCAAAACTTCGATCCAGTGCTTATTAGCCTGATTCGTCGTGCAATGCCAAACTTGGTCGCATATGACCTAGCTGGTGTTCAACCAATGAATGGTCCTACTGGACTTATCTTTGCAATGCGTTCTCGCTACAAGAATCAAACTGGAGCAGAAGCATTCTACAAGGAAGCAGACTCTGCATTCTCTGGTATTGGTAGTAACTTCTCTACAGTATCTGGAGCAGACGACTATGTTGCTGGTTCTGGTTCTGAGACCGTTGGTTTGGGTACAACTGGTCAGCAAGGTGCAAACCCTGGACTTCTAGATTCTGCTGGTACTAACACGACTGTTTATAACGTCGGTGGTGGTATGCAGACAGGTACTGCTGAAGCATTAGGTACCGATGGTAACGAATTCAACGAGATGGCATTCTCGATTGAGAAAGTTACCGTTACTGCTAAGTCACGTGCTTTAAAGGCAGAGTACTCACTAGAGCTTGCTCAAGACTTGAAAGCAATCCACGGACTAAACGCCGAGGCTGAGTTAGCAAACATCCTTTCTACAGAGATACTTGCTGAAATCAACAGAGAAGTTATCAGAACAATCTATAACGTTGCTAAGCCTGGTGCTCAGACAAACGTTGCGACTGCTGGTACATTCGACTTAGACATCGACAGTAATGGTCGTTGGTCTGTTGAGAAATTCAAGGGTCTCATCTTCCAGATGGAAAGAGATGCCAACGCTATCGCACAACTCACTCGTCGTGGAAAGGGCAACATGATCCTTTGCTCTGCGGATGTTGCTTCTGCTCTAACAATGGCTGGTGTACTTGATTACACTCCTGCTCTTAACGCTAACCTTAACGTTGATGATACTGGCAATACATTTGCTGGAACTCTTCAAGGTAAGTACAAGGTATACATTGACCCATATGCTGGTGGTCAGAACCAAGACGTATATGGTAATCCAACTACAGTTGGTGGTCAGTACTACGTTGTTGGTTACAAAGGTTCTTCACCTTACGATGCAGGTCTGTTCTATTGCCCATACGTTCCTCTACAGATGGTTCGTGCAGTGGGAGAGAACACTTTCCAACCAAAAATCGGGTTTAAGACTCGTTATGGTATCGTTGCTAACCCATTCTCACAAGGTGCTACAACATCCAATCCTGGTGCTATTATCCGTAACTCTAACGTTTACTACAGAAGAGTTGCTGTTAACAACCTCATGTAATGGCTGCTGTGGGTCAGGAAAATGTCCCACATGTCCATTCAGATCAGAAAGACCTCCTTTACGGGGGTCTTTTTTTTGTCTAAATAAATTATTGGAGACCTGTGTTCTATTATGCCTTGGCACATTAAAAAAGGAAGTATTTTAGGTTCTGCTGTACCTACTGGTGGAGAAGAATATTTTGCTGGTGACAATCACTGGACTAATGAATATGATAAAAGAAAAGTTTACTCAACAGAAGCAGCTGCAACTGCTCAGAAAAACACTACGGTAACCAGAACACTGGGAGATAAGACATTTACATATCAACCAAAGTGGTGGGCTAATGCTACGGTTGTATCTGAATAAATAACAATAAAAGTAGTATTACCATGAAACCTACTCCGAAAGAGCATCAAGAGACACTTGACCGCCATGATAGAATAGTAAAACACCTTATCGATGAAGGTTATGCTGATAGTAAAGAATCTGCTGATAAAATTATTATGGGTATGAGTGAGCAGTGGTTTAACCTTATTATTGACTAATGAAAGATTTTGATAGATTTATTGAGGAGGCAGCATCTAAAAGATGTCCTCCTGGAAAATATTACGATGGTAATAAATGCGTATTACCACCACGTGGATTCCATGTGGGTAGAGGTGCTACACTTGAACCTGATGAGGATGGTAAAAATGGTAAAAAGAATGGTTCTACTACTAATGGGCATAGTAATGGTGGCAGTGGGAACGGAAATGGTGGTAACGGCAACGGTGGAAATGGTGGAGGAGGTAATGGAGGTTAGAAATGGCACGTAATCCACTTGAAAACCAAATATCTAATAGAAATTTTCTATCACCTATAGGATTTAAATTTTCTTTAGCTAAAACTCCTAAAGTAAATTTTTTCTCTAATTCTGCTAGAATACCTGAAATTGTTTTAGGAACAGCAGTACAACCATCATATCTAAAGGATATTGATGTTCCTGGTGATAAGTTACAGTATGGTGATTTTGCTTTAAGATTTTTAGTTGATGAAGAACTTGAAAATTATATGGCAATTCATAACTGGTTGACTGGATTAGGATATCCAGAAACACCAAAAGAGTTTAAAGATTTAACAACAGATTCTGATAATCAAAGAGAATCTAAAGAAGCATTTAGTGATGGTTCCTTACATATTTTGAATAGTAATTATAGAGATGTTGCTATTGTAAAATTCTTTGATTTATTTCCAACTTCATTAACATCTCTAGAGTTTGAGGCCACTGATACTGATATTAACTACTTTACAGCAGAGGTCACTTTCAAGTATACTGTGTATAATATAGTTGCAGCTGACGGACGTACTCCTTTATGAATCTTGATAAAATTCAGGAGATGTGGCAGAAAGATTCTGTCATTGACCCTGATAACCTACATGATGAATCACTAAAAATTCCTCAATTACATTCCAAGTATTATACTGTTTATAATACTATTACTTTGCTGCGTGAAAAGGCAAGAGACACATATAATAGAGTAAGATTGGAAAGGTATAATTACTATACTGGAAAGGCACCAGCAGAGGTCTATGCTGAAGATCCATTTCCGTATAAGGTTAGAGAAAAGGACGCAATACAAAGGCATCTGGAGGCAGATGATAAACTAACCCAGATTGATTTGAAGATAAGATATTATGATGCTACTCTAAAATTCTTAGAAGAAATAATTAAATGTATATCAAATTCC